ATCGTTATGCAGAGCCCCCGGATATTGCCAGCGTCAAGCCCGGTCGTAGCACCGTAACCATCCGCCTGGTCGTGACCACATCATGAGCAAGTACTACACCGGCAAAGACGGCACCCTCAGCATCGCCGGCACCACGCAGGTAAAGGTGACCAACTGGTCTTTGCAGGCCGACCTCGAGATGCTGGAGACCACCACGCTGGGCGACGACGACCGCAGTTACACGCCCGGCATCCGCTCATACAGCGGCTCCGCCACCCTGCTGTACTACGAAGACGACACCGCCCGCAACGACGCCGCCACCCAAGTCAAGCGCGTCATCAGCACTGGCGCCCCCAGCACTTCCCCCATCGCCTTCATCCTGGCGCTCGGCAGCAAGACCGTCACCCTCAACGCCTTCATCACCAGCGCCTCCTACGGCGCCAGCGTTGGCGAAGTAGTGAGCGCCCAGATCAGCTTCCAGGGCTCTGGCGCCGCTACGGGAGTGGCCATCTGATGTCCACCTACCTTGGCGCTTACGGTCGCGTCGCCCTCCGCCGCAAAAGCGACGAAGGCGAAAAGACCTCTGTCGTCAACGCCAGCGACATTAACGTCACTGCCCGCCGGTTCAGCTTCGACTTTGAGCCCGGCTTCCTGATCAGCGGCGACGAGGTGGAGATCACCAGCACCAACGGCGTCGTCCTTGGCTTCGTTGGTACCGACGGCTGGGCCAATAACACCAAGCAAAGCAGCGGTAAGTGGTACGTCTTCGTTGACGACATGGGCGGCATCCGCCTCTACAACAACTTTGCCGCCTCCCTTGACGGCGAACAAGCCTCGGCCATCACGCTTGCCTCCATCGCTTCCGACATCCCCATCCGCGTGAAGGTGGAAAATGCCAGCACGCGTTTGCTTGGAGCAGTCACCTCCTATGAGATCAACACCAACCGCGAGGCCATCGACGTAACGGCGCTGTCAGAAGAGTTTCGCAACCAGTACAGCGGCCTGATGTCCGGCTCGGGCACCATCTCCTGCCATTGGGACTACCTCGACAGCGTCGCAGAAAGCGGCAACTACCTGCTGCAGCTAATCCTCCGCACCGAAGTCGGCAGCGAATTTGACGCCGAACTGTTCGTCAAAACAGAAAACTATTCTCCAACCGGCCAACAAAGCGAATTAAACGACAAAATCTACTACAGTATTAGTGCAATCATTACAAACGCAGCCGTTGCGTTCCAGCCTGGCTCGATTGTTGAAGTGACCGCCGACTTCATCACAACTGGCCCCATCCGCCTTCGCACTGGCGCAGGGCAGATCGGCTACTTGCTGCAGGAAAACGGCGATAGACTTGAGCTTGAGCAAGACGCCAGCTCGTACCTAACTCTGGAGCAGGAGGGCTAACCCTTGGCAGACCTCAAAATTACAGAGCTGCAGGCCCTCGCTGGTGCCAATCTCGCAGCCACGGACGAACTGGCTGTTGCGGACATCAGCGCCAGCGAAACCAAGAAAATTACGGTCAGCGACCTCATCGCATACGGCGCCGACCTCATCTCGAACGCCGAGATCCCTAGCGCCAAGATCAGCTTTGCCGCTGGCTCAATCGTCGAGGCATCGCTTGCCACTGGCTCTGTCACTGCCACCAAGATTGGCGCCGACGCTGTAACCGCCGCCAAGCTCGGAGACCAAAGCACCTGCATCGTCGCCGCCAGCAAAGCTGCCCTCGACGCAGTCACTGGCGACTTCATCGGCCAACTCGGCTTCACCACCGACACCGTCAAGATCTACCTCTGGCAGAACAGCACTTGGAACTCGGTAAAGGCTGCTGGCTCGATCAACACGATCACGGCTGACACCAGCGGCATCGTCAACATCACAGTCAGCACCAGCGGCGACACCGCTACTGTTGGCACAAGCCTCGACAACACAGGGGCCGCCGGCCAATTCCTCGCAGGCCCGACTGGTTCTGCTGGAGCCGTCAGCTACCGCACCATCGCTGGCGCCGATCTCCCGACGGCCACCACAAGCGCGAAGGGCGGCGTCATCATCAACGGCGGCGGCCTGACAATGAGCGGCTCGACTGCCGTCATTAACAACACCGTCACCCCCGTTAGCGACCAGCTCCGCAAGGTCAGCTACAACGCACAAGGTTTGATCACTGCCAGCACCAGCGTCGCCGGCGGCGACCTGCCTGTTGCCACCAGCTCAGTCGTTGGTGCAGTCCGCCCTGGCACGGGCCTAAGCGTTGACGGCAGCGGCGTCCTGAACCACACCAACAGCGTCACAGGCGCCACGCAAAACGGCATCACCTTCGACGCCCAAGGCCACATCATCAACGCCACGGCATTGGTTGCCGGCGACATTCCAGATCTTCCGGCCACCAAGCTGACCAGTGGCTCGCTTGACATTGCCCGCATCAGCAACAACACCGTCACTGGCGCCAAGCTGGCCAACTACGCCATCACCAAAATTGGCGAAGTGCAGCCAACGGCCGACCAAATCGGCCAGTTCTTCTTCAATCCCCTCACCCGCGACCTTTTCCTTTGGGACGGTAACGTCTTCCAGCCCATCGGTATCTCGGTGGGCGAAATCATCTTCGCTGGCACGTTTGATGCCTCCGCCGGAAGCGGCAGCGGCCTGATCGCTACCGTCACAGCAGAAGGCACCGCCATCGGTCTGGTCGTTGGTCAGCCGCTACCTGCCGCCGCCACGGCCAACAACCGCTACTACTTGGTGGTTTCCGAGGCTGGCACGATCACCAGCGGCAACGCCCCGAACGTTGCCCTAGCACCGCCTGACATCGTCCTGTCGAACGGCAGCGAGTGGACTGAAGTTGACGTTAGCCAGACGATCACCAGCGTCACGGCCAACCAAGTTAGCTACACCCCCAGCGGCGGCCTTGCTGCTGTCAACGTCCAAGCCGCCCTCGACGAGCTAGAAAGCGAAAAGCTCGCCAAGGCCGGTGGCACGATGACCGGCGAGCTGCTGATCGGCACTGCTGGCAGCTTTGCGTTTGAAGGCTCCACGGCCAACGCCTACGAAACCTACCTGACCGCCGCCGACCCGACCGCCGACCGGACCATCACCTTCCCGGACCAAAGCGGCAACGTCATCGTCAGCGGCAACGCCAGCATCGTCAACGCCGACATCAACGCTAGCGCTGCGATCGCCTTTAGCAAACTGGCCGCACTGACCAGCGCCAACATCCTCGTTGGCAACAGTAGCAACGTGGCCACTTCCGTCGCCATGAGCGGTGACGTGACGATCAGCAACACGGGCGTCACGGCCATCAGTGCTGGCGTGATTGTTGACGCGGACATTAACGCCAGCGCCGCGATTGCAGACACCAAGCTGGCAACGATCAGCACTGCCAATAAGGTTGGCATCAGCGCCATTGACATTGACGGCGGCACCGACATCGGTGCAGCTCTTGCTGACGTTGATTTGTTCTTGGTTGACGATGGTGGAGCAGGCACCAATCGCAAGGCCGCCGCAACACGCATCACTGACTACGCCTTTGGAAAAGTCAGCGGCGACATCACCATCGGCAGCACTGGAACTGCAGCCATCGGCACAGGCGTCATCGTCAACGCAGATGTCAACGCATCGGCGGCTATTGCTTACAGCAAGCTCAGCCTGACGGGATCCATCGTCAACGCAGACATTGGCGCTGCTGCGGCAATCGTTGACACCAAACTCGCCACCATCAGCACAGCGGGCAAGGTGGCTAACTCAGCCACGACAGCGACCAACGCCAACACGGCCAGCGCGATCGTTGCTCGGGATGCATCGGGCAACTTTTCGGCCGGCACGATCACCGCAGCGCTGACGGGCAACGCCAGCACGGCGACCACGCTGCAAACCGCCCGCACGATCCAAGGCGTGTCGTTCAACGGCTCGGCCAACATCACCGTTGTTACCGCTGGCTCGGGCATTTCAGTCACGGGCACTGCGGTGGCTAACACCGGCGTGCTGTCGGTCAATGGCAGCGCTGGCGCGATCACCAACGTCGCGGTCACGAACGCGGCGCAGTCGTTCAGCGCAGCGCAGCGGGGCACCATCTCGGCGCTGACTGATGCCGCGACGATCACACCCGACTTTGCAGCGGCCAACAACTTCAGCGTGACGCTGGCCGGCAACCGCACGCTGGCCAACCCGACCAACCTGACAGCCGGGCAGTCGGGCTGCATCTGGATTACACAGGACGCCACCGGCAGCCGCACGCTGGCCTATGGCTCGCAGTGGGACTTCTCCGGCGGCACAGCGCCGACGCTGACGACCGCTGCCAACGCTCGTGATTGCATCGTCTACGCGGTGCAGTCTTCCACGCAGATCACCGCCACCCTGATCACCAACCTGAGCTGATGCTGGTCCCCGGTTCCGCTAACCCGCTCCTGCTTCGTAGTGCTGCTGCCGCTGCAACGGGCATCTCCAGGAGCCTGCGTTTCAATAGTAGTGACAGTGCCTACTTGTCCCGCACCCCCGCATCTGCTGGCAACCGCAAGACCTGGACCTGGGCGGGGTGGGTGAAGCGGAGCAGCACAGACTCAGATGGTGCCATTATTTTTTCATCGTCTCCGTCAGCAGGTGCAAACACATATATTTGTTTTGCGGGATCTAACTCAACTGCCACTACTGCCGATGGAATAAGTTTTTTCAGTGCACCGCTAAGCGTCAACGTGGGAACGGCAGGTGTATTTAGGGACTTCTCTGCTTGGTTTCACTTGGTTGTCGCCGTAGATACAACACAGGGCACTGCTGCAAACCGGGTCAAAATATACATCAACGGCACAGAAGCAACATACGCAAGCACTTCCTATCCCACTTCTTCGCAAGACCTAGGAATCAATGCGGCGTTTTCTCATACAATTGGCACCACAAATAACCTAGATAGCTGGGCATATTTCAACGGCTACCTAGCCGACATCCATTTCATCGACGGCCAAGCGCTGACCCCCAGCAGCTTCACCGAAACTGACGCCACCACCGGCCAGCTCATCCCGAAGGCATATACCGGCAGCTACGGCACCAACGGGTTCCGCCTGACCTTTGCTGATAACTCCGCCGCCACTGCCACCACGCTGGGCAAGGATGCTGCCGGCAGCAACAACTGGACACCGAACAACCTGTCGGTCACCGCTGGTGCAGGCAACGACTCCCTCGTAGACGTTCCCACTAATGGCACCGCTAGCAGTGGCGCTGATCCCGGTGGATCTACGAGGGGGAATTACTGCACGTTGAATCCGTTGGACAACGGCGGCATTACGCTCACAAACGGCAACCTTGACTGGTCACGCACAAGCGCAGGAACAAGGGTTTGCTACAGCACAATCGGCGTTTCTAGTGGCAAGTGGTATTTTGAGTCTTCGATTGTCGGAGCCACCAGTGGCGTGAACTGGGAGTGCGGTGTCGCAACTGTTGTGACAAGTAACGCAATTCGCCCAGGAACCACTGCAACTGGTTGGCAGGTTCAGACATCGGGCTCAACCACCATCGTCAAGCAAAATAACAACACAACAACCACCATCTTCACCGGAACTATTTCAAGCGGTGACATCTTTAGTGTTGCCCTAGACATGGACAACGGTCGGATCTGGTTTGGCAGAAACGGTACGTGGCTAGAAGGCAGCCCTTCAGCCGGAACTGGCGCAAGTTTTACGAACCTGTCGGGCACAGTTGAGGCGTTTGCTGGTGGGGACGGAGCCGTAAGCGGTTCAATCAACTTCGGCCAACGCCCCTTCGCCTACACGGCCCCCAGCGGCTTCAAGGCGCTCTGCACGGCAAACCTGCCCGCCCCATTAGTCACAAAGCCTTCCACGGTGATGGACGTGAAGCTGTACACCGGCAACGGCAGCACTCAGACGATCTCGGGGTTAGGGTTTAGCCCTGATCTTTTATGGTTCAAGTCGCGCTCTACCGGTGGAGCTGGTTACAACAACATCGTGTTTGATGCAGTTAGAGGATCTTCAAAAAGCCTTGCAACTGATCTAACAAATAGCGAGTTTACGGGTACAGACTTAACAAGTTTCAATTCTGATGGATTTACTCTTGCTGCCGTCAACCAGTGGTTTGGCGTCAACAATAATGGCACTTCCTTGGTCGCCTGGGCTTGGGACGCCGGAAGCTCCACCGTCACCAACACACAAGGCTCCATCTCTAGTCAGGTGCGGGCTAATGCAAGTGCGGGGTTTAGTGTTGTTACTTATACGGGT